CCCGGAAGGGTGACTGGCTTCACATTGCCCTGAAGTCGGGGGTTTCGTATCGCGCCCTGTGCAACTTGGCGCACGCCCGCAACGACTCGCGGATGTCAACGGTGACGGCGCTGGCCGACTGGCTTCGCGCTAACCCGCGCCGACGCGAGCCTGCAATTTGGCAGGAAAACGCCGTGCCAGAGGGCGCAAACGAATAAGCACTCCGGGCTTACGAAGATCGCATCTGCCTCGATGCGCGGAAGAAAAGGGCAGACGTTACCCGCACGACAGCGGTAGCCAGCACTAGATGTTGGTCGGTGGGCGTATCCAGGCGCCGGAAAGTCTGGATGCCCGAAAGGGCGGCGATGGGCCTTTTTACCTTCCATTTTTGGTGTGGGGGGTAGGGGGGCTTTAGGCGATAGACCGCGCAAACAAGGAGAAAGCATGGTCACGGTGAGATGCAAGGACGGAAGCGAATACCAGATGCCCGCAGATGTCTGGGCAGGCTACAGAAGGCTGTATCCGAGCGCGGACGATGAGTTTGCCCGTATGTCGATATGGCTGGAGATGAATGCAGCAAAACGGCCGGCCAGCGCGGCGACTGCGCCCAGGTTCATTGGTAACTGGTTCAAGAAAGTACGGGAATGGCAGCCCGAAAGAATTCAGCGCGGGTTGATGGCAGATCTTTTAACGGGGCGAGCAAATGCAAGCGATCTCAGAGCAGACATCATCGACATCACGCCCGCTAAACGAGCGGTGGGTTGAAAGAATCTTCGAGGTGATGGGCGCGACTTACGGTCGCCAGCGCCTGGGGACGATGTTTGACGGGCAAGACCCGGTGATGGTGAAGGCGGTTTGGGGCCGGGCGCTGGCCTCACTGCCAGCCGATGCTCTGATAGCCGCAGTTCACAAGCTGCCCGAGCAGGCGTGGACATGGCCGCCGACGTTGCCGGAGTTTGTCGCCTATGTGCGTGATCAGATTCCGCACGCGGCCCATGTGCCTGCGTTGCCGGTGCCTGACCGCACTAGCAGCGAGATCCAGCTCGGCGCGGTGCAGATGGCTGCCATCCGCGAGTCTGTCGCGCCGAAGAAAGACCCTGCTGCGTGGGCCTACAAGGTCATCGAACGCTATAGGGCCGGCGACTCGGTTGTCGCTCATGCGTCTTACAAGATCGCGCTAGAAGCACTGCACAACCTGGGGCGGGAGATACCCGCGTGATCGAGGTGCTGATGCCCACCGAAGCGCAATTCGCTGCACACGAGCGAATGGCCGCGCTGCCGCGCATCGCCCGCGAGATCGGGCTGGCTCGCGATGACTTGGACACAACCGACACGCGAGCCGCAGAAAAGCTAAAGGACGCACGAGTGCAGCGTTATCACGCGCTGCGGAAAAGTTTGTCGAAAAAGTGCATGACCGACGCCGCACGGACTGCGGTTTTGAATGCCGCTTACAGAGCCGCTTACCCGGAGAAGTTTTGCGATGCTTGAAAACCTAGTAGCCCAACGAGAGCAAATCGACGCGCAGATCCGCGAGATCCGCGCCGAAGTGCAGGCCGACGCGCTGGCAAAGGTGCGCGAGCTGATTCGTCTGCATGGCCTGCAAGTCACCGACGTATTCGAGCGCAAAGCCGCTACCAAACCCGCCGCCCGCAAGGTCGCACCGAAGTACCGCGACCCGGCTACTGGCAGCACCTGGGCGGGCAGGGGCCGTGCGCCGTTGTGGTTTGACAAGTCGCGTGTGCAGGACTTCGCGCTATGAGCGATTGCGCGATGGTCATGGAGTTTTTGTCAGGAATTGCGCTTGGCCTGTCGGGTGCAATGGTTGGCGGCGTGATCCTTTTCATTGTCATCACATGGCTCGCAAAACGATAGACGACAAGCCGCCGTGCGAACAATGTGCTCACAGCCGCCAGCATCGCCCCGAGGGCATCAGCATCGCCGCGCTGGTGTGCGGGCATCCGTCTGCGCTGCGGCTCAATCAAGGCAGCGTCTGGTTTCACACACTGGCACGCGAAGTCTGTCGGGGGCGGAGATTTGAGTACCGAAAAAGATAAGGCCGAGGACGACCATGAATTGGTGCTGCATTGTTTGCAGCGGGTTTACGAGGAAGTGTTTGATCGCCCCGCCGTGCAGATCGAGATCGTCGTGACATTCGCAGATCAGATCTCCGAGTTTTGGACGACGAATCCCGCGCCGCTGACGATGGTGCGCGGCAAGGGGAGTACGCATTGAGCAAGGCGCGCTGGTATCTGCAATGGCTGCTCGACCACATGGGTGAAGGCGAGTGAGCGGCAAGGCGACTCGAGCAAAGGGCCGGCGCGGCGAGACGGCTGCGAAGGAGCTGCTGCAGTCGCTCGATTACAAGGTCCACGATCTGGCTACTGGCCTGGACTCGGAAGATCTGGTAGCAACCGATCCGTCCGGCAGCACTTGGTCGGTTGAGGTGAAAAACACGGTCTCGATCACAACGGCGCACCGGTCGGCCGCGATGGCACGCGCAAAGGCGTCGCGCTTGCCGTGGATGCTGATGTCTTCGATTGCCGGTACGGGATGCTGGCTTGTGCAGCGGCAAGGGCGTCGGCCGACAGTATGGAGCTGGCTCCCAATTGACCAAGACTAACTATCTGCCGCCGAATCCGCCGACGCTGTTTGATGACGACGAAGGCTGCTCAATGGTTCTGGTCGGCCAGCAGATCCGACTCTGCTTCTATGGACTGTGCTGCTGGTACCTGGACGAAGACGCGATGGTCTGGCGCGATTTTTATCCACAGACGAATCCCGCGCCGTTGACGATGACTCGGGGTTTATCCACACCTAGGCTTAGCAAAGGATGACAGTGGCTGAGACACTTACGACCGCGCTGCTTTGGACGCTTGCAATGCTTGGCGGCTGGAATGCGCTAGGCATGATTGGCCGCTTTGCCTACGGCGAGCCTTTATGGCGTTATTCGGGAAGTGTGTTTTTAGGCATCTGGGCGATGCTGATCCTGTTGCTTCGGTAAGTTTGCCCATGAGAGCGCCTGACCGCCTGCGGCTTGCTACCCGCGTCGTCGAGAAGATCAACAGGAGCGACCGGATGCTCGCGCTCGCGTGGGTCAGCAATGGCTATGCGGTCATCGCGGTACACGACTGGGTGGCGATGCTGGCAAACAAGCGGGCAACGCACGAGGATCTTGTCGCAATCTACGCGCCGCCGATCAACTTGGATCAGGTGCTGGACGATTTGAGAGCGCACGGATGACAGACGACCGCCTGTCATACCTGCTCGATGTCTGGCGAGAGTGGATTCGGCAGACGGACCATCGCCACGAGCTGGGCTATCCGTCGACCGCGGCAGGGATACGTTACCGCGGCGGCACCGATTTTGAGACGATGGCCGACAGCATGGACATGACACACGCGCTGGCCGTGGATGCGGCGATTGACAGCCTGGAGCCGCTCGAGCGCAGGGCGGTGCATCACGTTCTTATTCGGAGCCAGTGGGCCAGCAGCATCCCACTCCAGGACGTTTTCGCTCGAGCACGCGACATGCTCAAGATCACATTAAATCGACGGGGGATCGAATGACTAGACAAGAAGTTATTGCCTTGGCTTACAACATTGGGATATGCGAGGCCAATGGAGAGAATGACAACTCCAAAAACATTTCAGCCCAGATTGAACATTTCGCCGCCCTTGTTGCCGCTGCCGAACGCGAGGCGTGTGCGAAGACTCTCAAAGAAGCCGCGCAGAGGTTGACCAGCGCGAAGCGGACCAATGGCGTTGATCGGCATGTTGCCGATGTCTTGACGCGCCACGCAGCGGCCATCCGCGCAAGGGCAAGGGGGGAAGAATGAGCTACGAAGATAACTTGCGCAGGGCCATCATTAATACCGGCGGAGTTTTCACGGAGATGGCGGCTGAAGTAACTAGAAAACAAAACGAAGAAGATCGAAAATGGATTGACACGATTTGGCAGCAAGCAATGACCGCATCAATAGCGGATGGCGAACAATTTACGCGGTATCACTTTGCTGCCCTTGTTGCCGCTGCCGAGCGCGAGGCGTGTGCAAGGTTGTGTATGGAGACTGAGCCGTTTTATGGGCAGATGTTTGCCGACGCTATCCGAGCAAAGGGGGTCGAATGACTGACAGAGAATTGCTGGAGCTTGCAGCGAAGGCGGCAGCAATGCCTGACGGTTCTTGGTACTGCGAACACCACGATGGGCGTGGCAAATATTGGAACCCATTAGCAGACGACGGCGATGCGCTGCGGCTGGCGGTGAATTTGTCTCTAAGCATAGACCTAGCCTTATGTACAACGTCCGTTTACCGGCACGACATTAAAAGCGTTACAGAAACAGAGATGCTTGACCCGTGCGCTGCCACTCGCCGCGCCATCGTTCGAGCCGCTGTTGAGGTTGGGCGGGTGGAGCCATGAAGCCGTATCGCACCTGGTACACGACCGCAGAGGTGGCCGCGCTGGCAGGCGTGTCACCACGCACAGTTCACAACTCGCTGGCAATGAAGCGGGCTTATGCAGGCGTGACGCCGCAACGAAGCCATAACGGCATCCTGCAATGGGACAAAGACCAAGTAACCGCTGCGCTGAAGCCAAAAACATATCACTACGCCTAATGACGTATCACGACGATACCATTACGCCGACCGCCCATTAGCCGGAGAATTTGCCTCGGGAAGGTGTCTCCGCTTTCCGTGTCTGTCTCTCCTCCTCAGACTCATTTGCGCCCGTTGTGGGCGCTTTTTTTTACCCGGAACAATCCGCTAGGAACTCCGCAATGGCTGCTCGACTGCGCTCACGACATCAAGACGAAATCCGCGAAAAGATTCGCGCCAGTCAGTTGGTAAATAGGCTGACAGATTGCGCACTTGGCGATGTTGAGTTAACCGCGCAACAGCTAAAGGCAATCGAGATTCTTTTGCGTAAATCGCTGCCCGATTTATCGGCGGTGAGTATCGAAGGCTCAGGCGATAACGGCGAGATTCCGATCACGCTGATCGAGCGCCGGATCGTGCGTGTCAACGCTTCAGATTGACACCGCCGAGGTATTCGAGCCGCTACTAGCGCCCGCTCGCTATAAAGGCGCGTGGGGCGGTCGAGGATCAGGCAAGTCGCACTTCTTTGCCGAGCTGCTGGTCGAGGAATGTCTCGCAAACAAGGGCACCCGCGCTGTCAGCATCCGCGAGGTGCAGAAGACGCTGAAGGAGTCCAGCAAGCGTCTGATCGAAGACAAGCTGCGCACGCTCGGCGTAGCCACCGGGCACGGTTTCAAGGTCTTCAACGAAGTGATCCAGACGCCAGGCGATGGCGTGATTACCTTTACGGGTATGCAAGACCATACAGCGGACAGCATCAAGTCGCTGGAGGGCTACCGCATCGCGTGGGTCGAAGAGGCGCAATCGCTGTCGGCCAGATCGCTGCAACTGCTGCGACCGACGATTCGACTGGAAGGCTCCGAGCTGTGGTTTGGCTGGAATCCGCGCAGGAAGTCAGACGCGGTTGACGCCTTGCTGCGTGGCGAGATGCTGCCGACTGGCGCTGCGGTCGTTAACGCAAACTGGAAGGACAACCCGAAGTTTCCGGCGGTGCTCGAGCAGGAGCGCCTGGACTGTCTGCGTCTCCAGCCAGAGCAGTACGAGCATGTTTGGCAGGGTGCTTACGCAACCGTACTAGAGGGCGCGTACTACGCCGCATCGCTTGCGCTGGCTAAACAAGAGGGCCGCATCAGCCGGGTCGCTGCCGATCCGCTGCTTACCTTGCGAGCATTCGCCGACATTGGCGGCACAGGCGCTCGAGCGGACGCATTCACGATCTGGATCGCGCAGTTCGTCGGTAAAGAGATTCGCGTACTCGACTACTACGAAGCGCAGGGCCAGCCGCTTGCCACGCATCTGGCTTGGATGCGAAGCAAGGGCTACACGCCTGACCGCTGCCAGTGGTGGTTACCGCATGACGGCGACACGCAAGACAAGGTTTTTGACGTTAGCTATGCGTCTGCGCTGAAAGACGCGCTTTACAAGGTCACGGTCGTGCCAAACCAAGGGAAGGGCGCTGCAAAGGCGCGGATTGAAGCAGCACGCCGCCTGTTTCCGAGCATCTGGTTTAACGACGTGCCGACCGAGCCGGGGCGCGATGCGCTGGGCTGGTATCACGAAAAGAAAGACGAAGCGCGAAACATCGGGCTAGGCCCGGATCACGACTGGTCGAGTCACGGCGCAGATGCCTTCGGGCTGATGTGCGTGGCCTACGAAGAACCGCACGTTCGCCGCCCACCACGCGACGAGCAAACATCTTGGATGAGCTAAATGGCCGACCGCGACACGATTGCCGATGCGAAGGAGCGATTCAGGCTCGCGCACGACTCGGAGTCCGAGAACCGCGAGGCGCAGCTCGATGACCTCATGTTCGCCCGTATGGGTGACCAATGGCCTGCCGCCGTGCGCAGGCAGCGCGAGCTAGAGGGCCGTCCCTGTCTCACGATCAACCGCTTGCCCGCCTTCGCTCGGCAGGTTGTCAACGACGCGAGGCAGAACAAGCCCGCGATCCGCATTCGCCCTGCTGACAGCAACGCCGACATCAAGACCGCCGAGATTTACACCGGCCTGATCCGAAATATTGAGCAGAGCAGCAATGCCGATGTGGCGTATGACACCGCTCTCGAAAGCGCCGTTTACACGGGCGTCGGTTACTTCCGCATCAAGACCGACTACGCCCACGACGACACTTTCGATCTCGATATCTGCATCGAGCGCGTTGCGAATGCGTTCACGGTTTATGGCGACCCAATGTCGCAAGCGGCTGATGCCAGCGACTGGCGTTACGGCTTCGTCACCGAGATGCTTTCGACCGAAGATTTCCATGCCCGCTACGGCAAGGAAACGCAGGCAAGCGACTGGTCGGCTGATGGCGACGACAAAGATTCGCTGTGGCTGACCGAGGACTCTGTGCGGATCGCGGAGTATTGGGACCGCGAAGAGTATCTGAAGCCCATTGTTGCGCTTAGTAATGGCCAGGTGATTAGCGCAAACCAGTACAAGCAGCACCAAGGGCTGTGGCTTGCCCAAGGCGTGCAAGTGGTCGGCGAGCGTGATACGCGCTGCTACAAGGTCACGCAGACGCTGATGACCGGCACCGAGGTTCTGGAGAAAAACGCATGGCCGGGCAAGTACATTCCAATCGTGCCGGTCTACGGGGACGAAGTGAATGTGCAGGGCAAGCGGTATTTCCGCTCGCTGATACGCGATGCCCGCGACTCGCAGTCGATGTTCAATTTCTGGCGCACTGCAAGCACCGAGCTTGTCGCACTCGCGCCTAAAGCACCGTTTATTGGCCCGCGCGGCGCTTTCGATGGCGACCCGAAGTGGCAGTCGGCTAACACCAAATCGCATCCTTATCTCGAGTATGAAGGCGGCATCCCGCCGCAGCGTCAACCCTTTGCAGGCGTGCCCGCTGGTGCGCTTCAGGAGGCGCTGAATAGCTCCGACGACATGAAAGCGATTCTGGGGATTTACGACGCATCCCTGGGCGCTCGCAGCAACGAGACATCGGGCCGGGCAATCATGGCTCGGCAGCGCGAAGGCGACGTTTCAACCTTCCACTTCATCGACAACCTGTCGCGTGCCATCAAATACGCCGGGCGCTGCCTGATCGACCTGATCCCCGCCGTCTATAACAAGCCGAGAATGCTGCGCGTCTTGGGCGAGGATGGCTCGGTCGAGAATGTGCAGGTCAACGGCCAGCCCGACGAATACGGGCAGGTCTACGAGCTGGCCCGCGGCAAATACGACCTAGTGGTCGATACCGGCCCGTCCTTCAGCAGCAAGCGCGAAGAGATGAGCCAATTCCTGCTCGAGTTCATGCGATCCGCACCGCAGGCCGGCCCGCTGGTGATGGACATGGTTGCAAAGAGCATGGACTTCCCGGAAAGCGACAAGATCGCCCGGCGATTCCAGTCCATGTTGCCGCCGCAGATCCAGCAGATGGAGTCGCAAGGCGAGAAGGCCGACTCGCCCGAAGTGCTGATGCAGCAGCTTTTGCAAGCGCAGGGCCAGTTGCAGCAGATGGGCCAGCAGATGCAGCAGATGCAACAGGCGCTAGAGATGGAGCAGGTCAAGGCGCAAGCCGACTTGCAGGCCGAGCGCGAGAAAACTCAGATGCAAATTCAGGCCGAGAT